GTAACAATAGTTCTAACTGTTCCTGTTGCTGCTGCACTTGCTTTTGTAGGATCAGCACTGTCTACGTTAGTATACGTAAATGTTGTAGAACTAGGAACACTCAACACAAGTCCATTTTCGTTGTAAGTTTCATCTGTTGTGTTCAAAATTTGAACTGTATTGCCTACTTGTAAATTGTGAGCTGCACTGGTAGTTACAGTAGCAACATCGCTGTTACGTTCAGCAAATGTCAAACTACATGTATCATCTACTGTAAACGTATAATTTTGAGTTGGGTCTAATACCAAGAACTGGCTTGAATTTGAACTACGTAGGAACCAGTTGTCAACAATCTCTGTGCTTGGTCCTTTTGAGTTAATACTTACACCGGAATCTACGCCATTGACAAATATATTTCCTGAGCTTGTCTCCCATGGGTCGCCAGTTGAATCATCTGTGTCGTCCCATGCACCTCCAATTGTTACAACAATTACATTTCCGCTTAAAGCATAATTACCTTTTGCATATCCTATGGCACCTGTTACACCAGGTTGTGTAATAGTATCACCGTCGGATGCATTGAATGTATTAGCTGATAATGTAAGTTCGACTTGCTCATAGTTTTCTGTAGCAATATCACCAGCTTTCAAATCAATAGCAGGAATATCATCTACTTGTTCTAGTCTTGATTGGTAACCATTTGTGTTTGTGTTTGTAAACTGTCTTGTGGCAGGAATCAAATCAGGGTTGAGCTGACCGTTAACGTTCAACTGAACAATAGCACCTGGAACAGCCGCAGTAGATACAGTTTTGTCAACAAAGCCGCCTAGCCTGTTTGAAATAAAGCTTCTAACTGCTAACTGTGTTGACAATCTGCCATCACTTGGTCCACCAATTTCATCGTCGCCCAAGTTAACACTGGTTGAAATTTCTTCAATAGCAACATCTGACAAGCTAAGTCTCAAAGCATCAAGTTCGTCCACCTGCACTTTGTTTCTAAATGTAATGTTACCAGTTCTGTTGAACGCTGTAATAAAGTCACCAACTTTAAAGTCACCAAGTTCGTTTGTTCCTGATGAATAAACACGTCCTGGTAATTCTTCAAACTGTTCATATTCTGATCTTGTGTTACCACCGTTTTGTGGTAGAGCGTTATAGTCTGTTCCTGAACCTGCGTATTCCCAAGTATGTGCAGATGAGTTGACAACAGAAGGTCTGTGGAACCAGCACTGTGTTTCTGGCAAGTTAGGCAAGTTTGTCAAGCTAGAACTACCGTCAGTAGCAGTTACACTAAATGTTGCAGTGCCTAATCCTAACTTTGTAGCTGCTTCGTTTACGCCAATTGTTGTATTAGGCGAAGCAGCATGATCTGAATCGATTGTGCTGGTTTCGTCAAATTGAATACGTAACAAGCTCTGTCCAACCGCAACTTCTTCAATACTGACAATAAGTCTACGAATTCTTGGTTCCCAGCTGTAAACAATAGCACTGTTATTATTAGAACCAGTTGTGCCTGTGATAGCCCTTCCTGGAACAAATTCAAATGTTTCTGAACCTGATTCAAGTTCAAGTGTTTGATATGTTGTATGCGAGCTTAAAATTTCTTCTACAAAAAATTCAATGACGTCTGAGAAAAACTTGTGTGTTCCTGTGCTTGCAGCAATAATGTTAACATTAAAATCCAAACTATCGTCAAACGCTAGTGTAAATTCATCTTCGCTTAACAGTTTGATGTAGTATTGCTGTTCGTCGTCAAGTCCTTGAATTACTGCATTACCATTTGGATCGTAAATAACTTTTTGACCGTTTGTAAATCCGTGTCCTGTAATTGTAAATATATTTGTTGTTGCATTTACTTCTGTAGCAGCATTGAAAGTAGTCTCAGTTGGTGTTGTTTTGAAGTTGTTTGTTACATCGCCTTCTGAACTAACTTCAGTTGGATCTGGTAAATCATCAGGATCGTTTATAATAGTTGTAACAATATCAAATCTAGATCCTACAAAGTTTTGCACTGCTGCTGATAAACTTGAAATATATGTTATTGCTTCTGTTTTAGCATAATCTATTGCTGCAATTGTTTGTAATTCTTGCCCACTAATACTAATACGTGAACTGTCTTGCAAGTTTTGGGTGTAGTAGGCTAAACCAGCACTACGTGAATATCTGTTACCAGTATCCCATGTATCTTTTGCAGCCGCTTCGACAATAAGTTGTGTGTCTCTGTTACACTTTGATTCATCATATGTAAATCCATACCAAATGTTAGCCTGTATCTGTTCGTTTATATACTGTGTAACATTTTGTGATATGTTTATTCTGCCTTCTTCGTCTAGTTCATAAAACGCAGTTTGTAAACTTGCAGATGTCCACGAAATATCTGGTTCTATTACTGTTACTGGCGTTGCGCCTACACTGCCAATAAAATCTCTTATTTCCTGTATTCTGTTTTCTGCATATGTAGCAGCGCCAGCACTACCTGCATCTGCACTTGTGTCTTGTGTTTCTGCATTTCCTGCACTGACACTTACTGCTGTTTCAACAATAACCTGTGATACAACTTCTTTAAGTCTGCCATATGCAGCTACAGTTTCTTCTTGTTGTCCTGTTCCATATTGTGCAGTGCCGTCAATAAAGTAAGCATCAGCTGCAATTTTTGTTTGTAAATTACCGCCATATGTCAAATCATATAACAATGCATCAACAATTAACTTACTATCTCTTAAACACTTTGCTTCGTTGTAAACAAATCCAATAGCAAACGGTTCAATGTCACCTGCAATTTGTGTATTAATCCACGCATTTACTTCAGCAGCAATAAAATCTTTGTTGTTGATCAATTGTGTTACAGCATTAGCAAATCCGCTGTCACTAGCATTGTCACTTCCGCCTGTTGGCGTTGGTCTTGAATATGCTGCTGCAACACTGTCACCTGGCACAGTATTAGCATCACCATTGGTAATAATATCTATTATTTCATCCCATAGAGCATTTGCTCTAGAAGTTGCTGTAGCATCAGTGATATAATTTGCGGTAAATGTTTTTGCTTGGCCAAATGCAGCAATGTGTTGATCTTTTTGATCTGCAAAGTTTGAGAAGCTACCGCTAAAGTATCTGAGTGCAGCACTTACACTTCTATGATTACTATCAAATAAAAGGTCATATCTTATTGCGTCTAATAATAATTGGACATCTCTACGACATTTAGCTTCATTGTATGTGAATCCGGCCCATATACTTGGTGTTGCTGCTGCAATCTGGTTGTTGATATATGTTACAGTATCGTCAGCAATAAGATCTTTATTCAAAAGTAATAAATCATGCGCTGTTTTATTATCTGATTCTCTAAAACGTAGAACAAATTCTTCAACAGGTGCATCACGATTGATACCTACAATACTAACTGTTTGCTTACCTTCACTGCTACCAGTTGCTGTAACAAAACTTCTGTCAAATTGGAATGCCTTAGGTGAGAAACCGCTACTTCTTAGTGCATATAAACCAAAGTTTGTAGCAGAGTTGGTAATTGAACAATATCCACCTGATTGACAGTAAACACCGTTGAGTAGGAAGATTTCAAAACAAGACACGATCTGTGCATATGCATCGTTGGTTAGGCGCCATGCTGTTCCGCCAAATGACAAAATAGTAAAGGCGTTAGCAACCATTGACTTACCTTGTTCAGGTATAGCACCAATTACTGGATTTTCAGCTTCGATACCAAACAAAGGAACGTTGGGCGATTCAACTTTACTACCGTCAATCTTTGCACCGTTCATACCTAAGAATGAAATAATCGAACAGTTCTGTATATAGGGCGAAGTAGTAATTGTTGGTCTAGTGTCAGGTAAGTTTGTATAATCTGCACGGTCTGTAATAACTGTATCAAACGGATCATCAAATGCCACAGCATAGTCTGCTGTAATAGTCGGAACATTGTTACTATCAATGCCGTCACGGAATGTAAATTCACCAAAATAACATGCGTTACGAACACGTAGCATGTCCAAGTTAGCATTTGCAGGACGGATAATACAACCACGCAAACCGTCACCTTTGATAACTGTGTTATCTGGAACAATAACTGGGTTTTGTTCTGTGTAGTCACCAACCGCAACTTTGATGTTAACACGTTTAAAGTTAATTGTGCCGTCTGCATTGTAAACCAACCCGGAAGCAATTTGGCAGGCTCTCTTAACAGTTTTTACCGGAGCGCTCTGTCCATCATTGGCGTCATCACCTTGTTCTTGCGAAACATAAACTACGTTACCACCAAAAATGTCTGAGTCTTGGAAAAATAATTGTCCGTTGCCGTCAGTGGCTAAAATTTGACCTACAGAACCACGTGACGGAGGCAATGTCATTGTGTAACCTGAGTCTAGAACATCTGGTGCTTTCAGTCCTACACCATCATCTCCAGATGCTGTAAGTTCTTTAAATGTGACAGTTTTTGCATTTTCAATATCAAGATCGTTGAACAAGTTCATACCTGCTGCTGTAAATTGAGCAGTGTCTTGTTCGTTTACCCTAATATTAATTTCTGCTGCTGCGCTATCTCCTTGATCGTCGATGGTAATTTCTGTATCGCCGTCAAATATACGGCGTGTTATGTCTTGCACAGTTGAATCATCACGCAGTAAGAATACTTTACCGTCTGCTGTGTTGATTGCTAATTCACCTGAATCTAATTGAGATACTAGGGGTTGTTTACCCGCGACCGCACTTCGCTTGTGTCTAATCTTTGTTGCCATTTGCAACTGCCTCCTATTTAGGTCTGGGTCAGGTCTATGTAGACGCCCGTTTTTATACGATAGAAATCGTTATAATGTTATTTATCATAGGAGTAAAAGTGGCAGCTTTTTAGAAGCTACCACCATCAATTGTATCAGTCCATATTGGAGTGCTATCGGCATCACTTGTTACAGTGAGTATTTGAAAACTGTCTGTTGCATCAGCGCTACCTGCTGCTGCTGTAACTTTTAAAGGGTTAGCAGTGTCACCGTATAATATACCATCTTCAGTAAATGTGCTTACACCTGTTCCGCCGTATTGCACTTCTAAATCATTGTTGGTTAATATTAAATTGCCATCAACTGTAACATCTATATCAAATGTTGTAGAACCGTTTACTGTTCCACCTGTTAATTTATTTAAATATCTGTTCTCAACATACTGTGCAACAGCTAATTGTGTAGGCGCTGTATTTGCATCTTGTGCGCCATTACTTGCTAATAGTGCAGGATTGTTGCTTATTTCTTTTAATTCTACACCAACCGGAACACCTTCTCTTATTAGTGGACCAATGCTTGTAAGTCCACTTAGATCTAGTTGGTTCGCATTAAGTGTTATACTACCGTCTAGTGCGTTTACTCCAAAGAAGTTACCAACTCTAAAGTTACCAATTTGGTCAACTGTTCCGCCTGCAAATATTTTACCTTGGTTTGATTCTTTGATTTCTTCTTCAGGTATTGCAGTTCCGCCAAAGAATGGAAGTGCATTGTATGTTATCCCTGCACCAACATATTCAAACGCATGTCCTGATGTAGATACGGTTGATACGTTGTATAACGATCCTTGCTTGTCTGTTGTTACACTTATTAATCCTGGGAAAATATTGATGTTTGCAATACCACCAAATGTCAAGTTTAGATCTGCAATAGCTGTATCAACAATAGTGTCTTCTGCTGCAAGTATTGTATTTCTGTCTGCTAAAAACGCACTGCTGCCTAATGCATAATTATGATCAAGTTCAGTCCATCCTGTGACATATTCTTGTTGCACTGCAAGACCAACTCTGTCTACTAGCAGCTTCAAGGTATCACCACCTATTGTTGTTCCATCAGGAATACTAACATCTTGTGTAAGTGGGTTATTGTAACTAGGTGTGATTGGTTCGTTGTTTGCAACTTTTTGCATTACATTTGCCAAATGGTAATATGTATATGCAGTTACTAGGACTTGATCAGCATTTCCTACTTTTGCTGCACCTAATATAGCACCATTATAGTATGCCTCGCCTGCTCTTCGTGTTTGCTTATTACCGCCATACATCATATCGTATAATGCACTATCTATAATATAACCTGTATCTCTTTGACACTTGTCTACATTATATGAAAAACCAATTAGATTATCAGTAATGTAAGTAATTACAGCGTCTTGTGTTGTTGCCTTAGAAGCTAACAATTCAGATGCAACCAATTTTGTTCCTTCAGATAGCCAACTAAAGTCTGGCAATACTTGTGAATACTCAGGACCAACAGTGCCGCCTGTATTGATAGCATTTATAACAAGATCAAACAAGTCATCTGCAATAGTTTCCTCTACTGTAGTTCCGTAATTGCCTCCTAAGAACTGAGATTCATTATTTCCTGCTGTTGGAGTAACTGCTATACCCTTAATACATTCACCAGCAACTTGCTTCAAGTGAGTAAATGCTGCAACAGTTTGAGACACCTGACTAGGTGGAATGTATTGTGCTGCACCTAAGAAGTAAGCGTTTGTTGCAACTAATGTTGCAAAGTTACCTGTGTATAATGCATCATGCACTACTGCATCAACAATGTAACCTACATCTCTCTCACATTTGTCTTCGTCGTAACTAAATCCGTTGTATGTTGTAGAAATAAAGCCGATTGTATCTGTAATAATAGTAGATTTTTCAGCATTTAAATTATCAATTGCAGTTTTTACACCTGCATCTGTTGATGTTAAATCTGGCAGTGTCTTTGTAGGAAGGTTGTCAACACCGTTAACAATTACATCTTGGAACGTTTGCAACAATGATTGAGCTTTGGTAACTTCTGTTGCACTAGCTGCTCCGGCACTTACATCTTGCGTTTCGTCTGTTTGTTCAGGATTAGCTACTGCAACATCTAATAACACATCGCCTAATAGTGTAGCAACATACGCTAACGCATTTGCTGTTTCGGTTTGCTGTCCTGCAACTTGATTTGATGTTCCAACATAATAACTTCTTGCTGCTTCTACACTTGCACTGTTACCACCATAAAGTATATCGTATGTCAATGCATCAACAATATATTTTGTGTCTCTATTGCATTTATCGCTGTTAAATGTAAAGCTCTGGAAAGAATCACTAATAAATGTTGTTACATCTGTTTGTAAAGTTGATTTATTACCTTTTATTGTGTTGTAGCCTTGCTGATAAACAACATCAGCCCAAAGCACACTTGGTAATTGTTCTGCTGGCAAACTTGTTAAATCACCATCTGAAATAACTTGCCTTATTACCTGAACTAAGCCTGATACTTCATCTGCTTCTGTAGAACTTGCATTTCCTTCTACCGGATTAGATTGTAATATTGTTGTTGCAGGAGAAGGAACAACATTTGCACCAATAACAATATCTCCTACAATATCTGCTAATCGTTCATACGCTGCGGCTGTTGCTGTTTCTTCCGATGCATCGCCTAGTTGTCCTACACCATCTACAAAGTAACTATTTGCTACAGTGCGTGTTGCAAAGTTACCGCCGTATAAAACATCGTGGCATAATGCATCAACAATGTATCCTACATCTCTTTCACATTTTGTTTGATCATAAGTTAAAGCTGGAAAGTTGTTGGCAATCCATGAAACAATTTCATCTATAATGAAATTTTTATTCTGAATAAGTTGTGCTTTAGCTGCAACTTTGTCTGAGCTTCCTCCTGTAGGAGATGGAAATACTAACGGATCTGCTGCTGTATCTGTGCTAACTACACCGTTTTCCAAAATGTCAAGTATTTCGTTAAAACCTGCAATAACTCTAGGTTCAGCAGCAGATGTAAATCCTAATAAAACAGTTTCGTCACGCAAATACTCAATTGCTGCTTTGGTTTGTAGCAATTGCCCATCTTGCACAACACTGCTACTTGCTCTTTGATATGCAAGACCAGCTGTAACACTGTTGTAATTTGTTCCAAGTGCAGTATCTAGAGCTACTGCATCTAACATTAAACCCACATCTCTTTCACATTTAGCACTATCGTATGTAAAGTTTACATAATTGTTGTCAATAAATGCAACTGCTTCTGCTGCTAAAAATGCTCTGTTGTTTTGTAACTGTAATGCTGCTTCTTGTGCTGCCGCTGTTGCAACAGCATTTGCGGTTGGAAATACTAGTGGATCAGCAGCATCATCTGTGCTGGTATTACCGTTTTGTATAATATCAACAACTTCGTCAAATGCACCTTCTACTCTAGTTTGCGCTGTAGCGTCTCCTGCAGTGGCAGTGCTTGCTTCTCCTTTGGCAAAGTTAATTGCACCTACTGTTTGTGTTTGTTGATCGCTTTGGACATAAGCACTGTTTGCACGTTGGTATGAAAGTCCAGCTGTTACTTGATTATAATTTGTGCCAAACGCTGCATCAAAATATGCTGCATCAATGATTAATCCTGTATCTCTTTCGCATTTTGCTTGGTCGTAAACAAAGTAATTGTCATTTATATATGCAGTAGTTTCTGCTTTTAAGAAATCTCTGTTGCCAACTAATTGATCTCTTGTATAAACCAATTCGTTACTTGCTGGTCCAGGCACAGTGTATTCGGTGCCCTCGCTTGGCAACTGGTCATATTGTATGAGATTAATTACATCTTCCCACAGCGCATCTACCCTGTTTGCAAAAGTTGCATCTCTTGCTGCTGCTAATTTGCTCAGTCTTTTCGCTTCTAATAGTGCTATTATAGTTGCTGGCTTTTGTTCTACGTCAAGATATGCAGTATTGGCTCTGTGATATGCAAGACCTGCTGTTATACTATTATGATTAGTTTCTAATTGCGCATCAATATAAACTGCGTCAATTATATAACCAACATCTCTTTTACATTTATCTACATTATATGTTAATGTAGGATAAGTTGCAACTATATCTGCTTCTGCATTAGAAATTATAGAAGTGACTTGTCCTAGTATTGTGTTTGCTGCATCTTGTTGTCCTTGCGGCTCTTGTTCAAATAATGGATATGTTTTTGTTGCAGGCAGTCTGCTTAGAGTTAAATTTTCAATTACATCTTGTGTATTGAAAAGAAGTGCATCTAACGTAGCTGATTCGCTTTGGGTTGCATTAAGTTGTGAAAAGTCTTGCGATTCTGCATTGCCTGTTGTCTTTGTAACAAATTGCCCTCTTACAACTCTGCCGATTACAAAACGCATTCTTGCAAATGCATCTACCATTGTTTGTAACTCGGTATCTAATAGTGCTGTGAAGTCAAAATTATTGTAGTAATATTTTGTTTCTTGCACCAATGCACTGTCACCGCCATACAAAATATCAAAAGTTAGTGCATCTACAATTCGTTCGAAGTCTAATTCAAATTGTGCTTGGTCAAATGTAAATGATGGATTATCATTTTGTATGAATGCTATAAATTCAGCTACCAAAAAGTCTTTGTTTGCAATTAATTGATCCTTAGCATCTTTTGGATTGTATGTGCCAGAAGCTGCTGCATGATTTGGAAAGTCAATTACAATAGCACTGCTGTCGCCGTCATCAGTAATATTTACAAACGTATTCATTGCTTCAGTAACACGATCTAACGAAGTAGAATCTGCTTGAACTTGAGCTAAACTTTCTAATGCATTTTGAATATGCTTGAAACTGTTAATATATAAATCTTTAAATCTAGGACGGATTTCTATTTCTTGTCCTAATCTCACAACATGCTGATTACTACCAATAGCAACATCCATTGCTACACCTTTAATAAGAGTTTCCATATCTTCGGCATATTGTGCTTGGTTGTAACTTAATTCTGTGAATTGATCATTGATATATGCAGTGATTTCTTCAATAATAAAATCTCTGTTGTCTAATATATTGTCTTTGGCTTGTCGTATGCCTGGATCAATTTCACTTAAATCGTTAAGGACTAAATCACTTCCAGCTTCTGGAATAACACTACTGTCGCCTGCATTCAACGTGCTTGTTATTATATTGAATCTAGAATCAATTTCGTCTTTCATAGCCTGATTAGTAATTTCGGCTTTCATTAAATCTCTAGTTGCTTCTAGTGCATAAACAGTAGGCGCTAACTGGTTGTTAAGAACTTTTGTTGCTGTAGCACGTAAATAACTGGTTGCTGCTGCTTGTGATTGGTATGTTGTTCCTAAAACAACATCGCCTGTTACGGCATCAATGATTCTTCTTGTATCTCTTCTACACACTTCCTCATCGTAATTAAACGGTGCGCTAATAATTTCCGAACCAGTAATGTAATAATAGTTTGCATCATCTTGAAATTTTATAATACTACCTGTTGCAGGTTTGTCTCGCAAACTGTTTATTTGTATCACACTATTAGTTTGCAGATTTACAACGCCTTGTGCGTCAACAGTTGGGCCGCCACCTGTAAATGTAATAGAAGGAACTCTAGTATATCCACTACCATTGTTTACAATTGTAACGCCACTTACTTTGCCTGTTGTAGCATCTATACCTGCGGTTCCTGTTGCTGTTACGCCACCTGCGCCGTCTGGTGCTTCAATTGTTACCGTTGGAGCAGAAGTATAACCGGCACCTGCATTTTGCACTGTAACACTAGCCACACTAGAGAAGTAATCTTGAACTGGTTTTGCATTTGTATATGCTACAGGATAGAACCCGTCTGCAACAATGCCTTCCAAACCAAAGTCACTTACTGAGTTGGAGATACTGAGGTAACCACCATTTGTTGTTTTGAATCCTGTTGAACAGAAAACTGTAAAACAACTAACAATTTGTGTATATCCAAAGTTATCAATCCAGAAGCCTATACCGCCCTGTGCAATCTGTGTAAATGCGTCAGCAACAAAACTGAATACAAGAGATGCTGGATCATAAGCGTCACCGTCGACATACATACCACCGCCGCCGCCGGTGTCATTTATTTGTTTATCAAATGGTAAATCTGGATAATCTTCTACTTGCAGCGGCCTTGCGCTAGGTTCGATTCCTTCTATCTGCACTGTTTCAAAAGGTATAAATTCTGTTCCATCATTAAGCCAAGGACCATTCATGTTTGTGCAGTTTTGAACATAAGGTGAGGTTGTGCAAAGTGTGCCTGGACGTATTTCTGCACACCAACCTGGATATCTTAAACCGCGGAATGTCAACTGGTATAGATAACACCCGTTGCCCATGTAAAAAATTGTTTGTGTGTTATTTTTTGGGAATACTCGTGTATTACGCAATTCCCCTTGCCCGGTAACTGTAACAAAATCAGGTAGCACAATAGGATTTTCTTCGTAGTAATCCCCTGGTGCAACAATAATTGTTGTTCCTGATTGAGCTACTTCTACAGCACCTTTAATTGTCCTTTTAGATCCATATTTGCCTTCGCTGCGTCCGTCATTTGCATCGTTACCATCTTGACTTACATACAAGACATCGGTTGTTCGTGGCCCTGTAGCATCTCCGGATATGGTAACGTTTCCATCAACAATTACATTTCCGCTCGGAGGGGTAATTTCGATGTTGCCGTCAGCAGTAAGAATTAAACTGCCGTCTCCAACCTTTCTCTCATGTATGGTTTGTCTCTTAAAAAACTTCATTTACACTTCCAAATAACTTATTGTTGCACTTAAATTCGTTGGTGATTTTCCTACAAACACTATTTGATCACCTTGATCTAAAACTAATCTTTCTACATTGAAAGTAAACGTATCTTCTGCTGCTACTTCTACATTGTTGATTACTAAATTTGTATCAGTTTTTGTTTGCCCGCTTGGTATAACGTGCATATCAAAATTTGTATCAGCAGTTCCAGTTCCGTCGTCTACTGCAACGTTGCAAATTAAGATCGTAGTAATAGCATATGATTTATCAGCAGGAACAGTTAATACTATAGTATCGGTTGTGTTTATTGTTGCGTTTGCTATTGACATTTTTTATTTCCTCAAAATATTATACTGAAAAGTAATGCTTTATTCCTACTTACTAATTCATCTCTTGTTCCGTCTTGGTGTGCAAAATACAGTCCTGTTCCTCCATCTGCTAAAGTATTAGCATAAACTCGTGTTCCTGTTGTTGGTATGTCAACTGTTAAAGGATCTTGCACTGTAAATTCTGCAAAATCATCTATTTCAACACCTAGTCCATTTCCTTGCAAGGTTAAACTTGTTGCTGCACCAATTGATGAAATTGTATTTGTTTGTATTTCTACATCACTAATTTCTGCTCTGTTAGAATAGAACTTTGCCGCTGGCTGACTGTTTACATCAATTTGAACAGAAAATGAACCCGATCCATCAACGTCATCATCAAAAATTTCAACTTTAGTTTCTGTTCCACTTACATAATCTTTTGCAATTTTGCCTTGGAAATTAAACTCGTGATAATCTCTAACATAATCAGTTAGTGTTTTTGCTGTAATAAGTGCATCAGAATCTGGAGGACTAGCTAATCTATCCTGATTGCCGTCTTCGTTGATAATTTTTCTTAATGTATCCCTAGTTTCATATGGAAATACTCTTTCTTCATATGGAACAAGTGTGCTACCTCCATCAAGTTCCCATGCAGCACCTCTAACTGTTACTATGCCTAAAGCAGATTCAACTGATCCACCTTGTGCTGCTCCAGATGTTGCTTGGTTGTTGAGTAGATAAAGATTGTTATCATCTGATACACTGATGCTTTGTGTCCATAATCCTAAAGGTGTTCTTAACTGAGGATTTGGATCAGCACCAGAGTTTTCTGTTTGTAATGTAAATGCACCGGCTAATCCTGGTTCAATTGATGGATTTCCAAAATTTGATCCATCAATTGTTCGCAACGCTTCATCAAAGACTAGTTGTGGATTGTTACCACTGGCTGCAAACCTTTCAACAGTAATACCACTTTGACCAAACAATGGATCAACATCAGGTATTCCTGCAGGTGTGCCTCCACCGACATTAATAAAAATTATATTGTCGCTAACTTCTAAATCTGTGCTAGATATACTAGTAATTTCTCCGGCGACATTTAATCCTCCGGTTACTGATAAACTACCGTATTGTCCTACGTCAAAAGTTACAGTGGCATTTTCTGTTCCACCTGATACGTCACCGGTGGTATCTAAAACAACTTTGTATTCTTTTACACCTAATCTTTGAATCTTAGTTGCCATTGGCTATTATCCTTATTGTGCAGGTAATGCTACGGCTAATGTAGTTGCTGGATTAGTTCCTGTTTCTCTTGCTTCTGGAACGTTACCTACGCCGTATACAGCATTGAATTCTGTTCCGCCTGCTTCTAGTTGCACAGTTCTATTGCGTAACTTGGTTACTTGATAAGTTGTAGAATCTGTTCCGTAAGCATCGATTGTAAATTCACCTGCTACAAGAGCTTCGCCGCCACCTGTGCCTGCTTTGTTAGCTAGTGTTAGAATTTCGTCAGCACTTGGATCGCCTGCATTTGAATCTAGGCGGACAACATATTTGCCGTTGCCTGCTTGTCTTACAATATGTGCTGCTGTTGTTGCTTCTGCGCCGCCTGTAAAAAAGTGGCGTGTTACTGCGATACGACCTGTGCCGTATCCTATTTTATCTGCATTGATTGGACGTCCCATTTGTTTCTCCTTTATTGACGTTCTAGGTCTACGCGGTGGGTCCGCATAAGTTTGCCTTAAGGCATTCTATTAGACACAAGTATTTATCCAAAAAGAAAAAATGGGTTATAATCGCCACAAAAAAAGGCCTGCAATTATGTTGCAGACCTTTCTATATAATTTTGATAGGTTGGATTAAGGATTACCAACAATCGCCTTTGTAGATCCTGTCTAATAAAGCGAAGCCTAGCATCGGATAGTTACTTCCAAAATACGCATCTTCATGTCTCCACAATCATGCGCTGCCACTACAGCTACTAGCCAAGTTACTGCCTCTACTCAACAGCGTTTCCTTGCACTATCTAACTCGGACCGTCGTCTTTGTTATGTTCTTAATATAACATATACAAAACAAAAGTCAACCATTTTTTTATATTTTTTTGATATTTTGTGCATATTTTTTGCCATTAACTTCTTTTTCATCATACTCAACACTATCGCCAAGTTTGCATTCAAAGTCTTTGGTCTCAAACAGAACATCTATTAAATTGGTTTTCCATTCTTTTGGTCTGATTACACTGAATTTTCTTTTTGAATTATATTTGTAAATTGTTCCAATTGGCATTGTTATATCTCCACTAGAACTACTTACCATAAAAATAGGCCCCGTAGGGCCTATTTTGTTTTCTATGCTACATAGACTTAGCTGAATGAAACGTTTCCGTTTGTGATATCAACTTTGCCTAGGTAGTCAGCTGCGTTACCAAGTGATGACGCAGTGTTTGTTAGTTCAACATAACCGTAACGTGTCATGAACGATACAGTTGGTTCGAATGTTGAAGGATCTAGAACAACACCTGAGCTCATTAGCGGGATGTATGGGCAGTAGAATGCCGCTGCATCTGATTCGCTTGAACCTTTGTATCCGATTAGAACTGCTTCACCGTCGCCTGAGTATGTGTTTACATAAACTTTCATAGCGTTGTTTAGTGTTCCAACCATCTTGGTGTTAGTTGGTGCTTCAAATGTGCCCTCTGTTGTGCGAGCAAATGCTGAAGTTGTAGCTGACTGAAGAATTGTTAGCGCGAATGGGCTAACAACTGCCCAGTTACCAGCACCACGGCGTGTGCGCTGTGCGATCTGGTTTGACACTCTGTTGATTTGAACTGCAAGTGCTGCGTGTTCGTCACCAACGAATGTTGCTGTTCCTGAAACTGCTGCCTGATCGTAAGTTTCACTTGCAGTTCCTGCTAGTGAGCTTAGTGAACCAAGAACTTCTTGGTCGATTTCAGCAGTAATTTCTTGTGCTAGAGCAGCCATGATCTCTGCTTCAACGTCGATGCCGTGCTGTGACTGTGCGTCTTGAGCAGCTTCAAATGTCCAGCGAGCTGATAGCTTTCTGGTTTTTGCTTCGACAGTTTGCTTCAAGATCTGGATGCTTAACTTACGTCCAGCTTGGCCTTCAAGAGCTGCTGTTGCTGCTGCTTTACCGGCTGTTCCGTCACCTGAATATGCTTCAGCAATTTTGAATGGGCTTAGTGCTTCATCACCTGCTGTTACATCGTTGTCTGTTCCAGTAGCGTTGTTTGTTTCACCGTAACGCACACGTAGAGTGTGAATTTGGCCAACTGGACCAGTCATTGGTTGCACACCAACTAGTTCGTTTGCAATAACTGTTGGCATTACACGTCTGATCACTGGTAGGATCACACGGTTTAAAGTTGCAATGTTACCTGCTGAAGTAGCACCTGCTGTTGCAGTCTCAGCCAAATACTTGCGAGTATTCTCAAGTGTAGTAGCCATAACTGCTTTCTTGGTGCCACCTAGGCCTTCAAGAAGTGCTGACTTGGTATCATTCCAACGGCTTTCTAATAGTTCTGACATTGGTATCTCCTTAACTCAATCCAGCAAGGCGTTTTATATCTACCACATTGTGGTCTGCGCCTGCTTTAACGTCATTTGTTTGTTTTCTATTGCCTGTTACTTCTTTGCCTTCTGCTAAAACTGCCTTCTTCTTTGCTGGACTTTTACTGCCAATTACTGACGGTAGGTATTTGTCAAACGCACTTTGTAGTCTGTCGGTTTGAACTGTTTCCAGTAAGTCTGTCATAACATCGCGTTGGTCTTTGCTTAATGGCATAACCAATTCGTCGAGTTTTTCTTTGCGTTGCACACTTTCAGTAATCATTTTGTTTTGATTAGCTTGTGCTTCAGCAAGTTTGATTGCTTTACCCGCAGCCTGCTTTGCTTCTGCTAATTGCTTTTCTTTTGCAGCAATTACCTTAAGCATTTTTGCAGTCTCACCCTTTTCATTTAGATAAGAATGTTGATATTCGTTTGCAAACGCTTCGAATAGCTTGCGACCAAAGTCGTTTCTACGTGCATCTTCAATGTCTTCCTTAAGAGCTGTAATCTCTTTTGTAAGCCCTTTAGATACAGTTTCTGATACAAGTTTAGCACTTTTCTTAACAAAGTCTGACTTGACTTTGTCAATGTGTGCTTTACCTTCACGGACAAGGCGAACCTTTGTCTCTGTGAGATCTTTTTTGTCTTCGTAAAACTCTGCAAGTTCTTTTGCAAGTGATTCAACTACAAACTCTTCTAATGCAACAAACTTGTCTGCTGTTGCTTTTTGATCGGCATGTAGTTCTTTGATTTCTTTTGCTAGGTTTTCACTAACAAATGATTTCATAAGATTAGCATTTTCACGCTGTGCAACTGCAAATTTAGCTTTTGCTTCTGCCAATTGCTTGCGATCTTCTTGGAATTCTGCAATTTCTTCGCTAAGTTTTTCTGTCATCATAGCATCAATGGCTTCAACCATTGTTGACTTATCATGCTCATATTTCTTTGCGAATTCTTCACGTAGTTCCGCAGTGACCTGTAGGCGATTTTCTTTCACCTTTGCGTTCCATGCTTCTTCTAGTTCTGTGCGCACTTCTTCTGATAGTGCTGAGTTTTCGAAGAGTGATTTTAAAGCATCTAACATTTTATATCCTCTCCTCGTTATTGGAGTTTGCTTATTATACCTAATAAGCTCTCTTTTAAATACTTCTGTGCCTGTTTATCGCCTTGAACTTCCCTAGATGTTTGAAACGCCCTATAACCACCGCGAGTATTCATAAGGTGTTCGTAAATCGGTGTTGGGTATGCGCCTGGGGCGCTTGGTTGCGCCACAACGTCTACAGTGATGATTTCAAAATCAGAAACTTCACCGCTACCATCTTCTGTAACATTACCACTACCTCTCGATGAGACGCCTAGTTTAACGCTGCTTTCAAGCATTGTCTTTACTAGATTTCCCATCGGAGTAGGTAGTATTTTAAGTTTACCGTAACCATTTGGCCCGTCCATCCACATTTCTGAAATCATGTGTGACACACGGTCAAGGTTAATATTAAGACCGTCTGGATGATCTACTTCACCTAACACTGAGTAGCCACCGCTAATTTGCTCGCTGAGCGTGGTGACAGCCCTGCCAATTTCATTAACGGGATAAACTCGCTGGTTTGCGTTTCTAACGCCGCCTTGAATGCAAATACCTTTCATATAAAGATCTTTACCTTCATTAGCAGACTCAACTACTATTTTAGCTTGGTCGAAACTCAAATGTTCGTTTAGTAATCTCATCAATCAGTCCTTATTTGCCTTTAATTGTGCTTCCTGCACCTTTATCAGCAGTCTCTGGCTTGCCCTTTTTCTCAGCGCCGTGGCCAGGTGTTGCAGCCATTTTAGTTGCTGCTTTTGCGCCTGGAACATTTACGTTACCATGCGAATCTTCTTTTGCAGATGTATCACTTAGTGCTGAACCAGCAACTTTTTTGCCTGCTCCTGCTTCTGGATCATTTGCAACATCATTACGTGCTATGCTTGCTGCTGAACCGCCCATGTCGTTTTTGCCAGCTACAGTTGACTTTTTACCGTCTGCTGCGCCATCGTCGCCCATTTTTGCAGTTACTTTTTCAACATACTCACGCATTGTTTCAGTTTCTGATTTTTCAACTGCTTCTTCAGTTGATTCTTCTTCAGCTTCTTCTTCGTCGTCGCCTTCTTCTGAATCCATGTCCATTGGCATTTCGTCGTCGCCTTCGTCATCCATGTCCATGTCCATTGGCATTTCGTCGTCGCCTTCGTCGTCGCCAGCTTCATCACCCATCATTGCTTCGAATTCTGCTTGTAGCTGTGCTAGTTCGTCTTCTAGGTCCATGACACGATCTTCTAGGTCATCGTCTTCGCTGCCCATTCCCATTTCTGGATCTTCAGCGCCCATTTCGTCTGCGCCTGGCATTTCAACGTCACCCATCATATCGTCTGCTGGATCGCCACCCATTTCGTCAAAAAATGACTCGTCTAGGTCGTCTTCGTCTGATTCTTCGACTTCTTCGTCAGCTGCTTCATCAAGCTCGTCTTCTGACTCATCTACTTCTTCGTCAGCAGCTTCGTCTAAATCGTCTTCAGACTCATCTACTTCTTCGTCGTTTGCTTCATCAACTTCTTCTTCGTCTTCAGCTAGTAGGTTTTCATAAATTTCACGTGATCTTTCTACCACGATTTCGTGGAATAGCTCTTCCGCACCTGCTTTGTCTTCATTGACTAGGCGCTCAAGCATTTCTTCAAATTTGTTTGCTTTTGCCATTGTTTATCTCCTTTATATATGTTTACAAGGCTGTCTATTATATTTACACTTTTTGGAAAAAATACGCAGAAAATGGGGTCAAAACAGCCCATTTTATAATTTTATTACAAAATATTAAATTTATTGTTAAATTTTTCTAGTGTAATATGCGTTAAATTAGCTAATCCTTCTAGCTTATCAGGGACAAAACTTTCCTTGTGTTCTATCACTCTAATGTATTTAGTTTTAGGAAACTCTTTTATACATGCCATAGTTTGACGCTCCCAATTACCAAAATATGTAGCTCTATCGTTGACATTTTTATAGTTTTTAGTGCCAGCAAATACATTGTTTACTTTGCTATTATCGACGCCTAAACCGGCGTAATCGAAGCCTAAAATGTATATTGTTTTAGCAGCATGTTTGCTTGCTAGCATGAGTGCAGTAGGACCGCTGCTCCAACCTCTATTGGGTTCAAACAGGTGTAAATTAGGATTTGTTTTGGTTAATTTGTTGGGATTTGTCCATACTTCGTTATTCAAATGATAACCTGTATCTGTAATTTCAATTATCATTTTTGTGTCAACTGCCACTAGATAATCAGGTGAAAACTCTCTGTAAACAGCATTACAAGCATATATTTTACCATGTGCTTTTAGCTTGTCTAATTTAACTGATTGTCTACTAACACCATTGCCTAAAACAAAGGATACTGTCATTTATAGTCCGCCTGCTGCTCCTTCAGGTGGCTGACCATACATTTGTTTTATGAACTCTTGTTCTTTTGCTACTTCTTCTCTGTGCGAATCACTTGCCTTACGAGCACGATTAATATCTTTTAAGGTTAAACGAGTTTTACGGTTGTCATCAACTGTAATCACACTGATATCATCCTCGGCTTCGTAGGTATTATCTTCAACTGGTTCCATTGTTTTTGGATCAAAGTAATATAATTCACGTAGTAGCATAGTATTATTTATATCGTTTGAGTCGTTTCTGCTCCAGGTGCAGGAGCAGCACCTAGGTCGGCACCTGTATTAGTATCTGGTGGAGTAGCATCACCGCCTTCAATGCCTCCTAAATCGCCCTCTAAGCCTGTTTCCAAGCCTCCAACGTCTCCGGCCATTCCGGCAGAGCTTATTCCTGCGCCTCTCATCTCTCCTGCTGGATCGACGTCTACTTGTATAATATCGTCGTTTTCCTCTTTCCATAAGCGTTCGTTTTCTTTGATTTCTTCATCACTAAGACCTAAGAATCTTTTCAGTGCAAATCTGTTCGAAACAAATGGTATAGCAGTCATCTGTCCAAATGTATTGATTCTATTATTATCTAGTTCTGCTTGTCTGTATGCTGCAAAGTTTTGCGGAGGTGTTAGTTTTAAATCAAACATTGCAAAGTCAATGTTTGCACCTTTTGAATGCAAATATAGTTTGAATTCTCTGTTAAACACTTCTTCAAGCATAGATTGTAGGCGTTCACAGTAATTGTTGAATCTTAATTCTTGAATGTATGCTGTGCCTACTCGTCCATCATTATATTGCGATGCGCCGTCATCAGCGCCTGTGGGTAGATAAGAACTAGGTATGCGTAAACCACGCACCAACTTGTTAGTAAAATACCTAAGATCATCAATCTCTCCTAAGTTAGTGCCACCTGGTAGAGTCTCAACTTTTGATCCACGCCCTTCAGCAGTTTGTGGAAAGAAGTAGTCTTCGTTGATTGACAGTGGATTATAACTTGAGTCTATGACATTTGTGCCACCACCTGTCTTGGATGGGATTCGTCTTTGATGTATTTCCGTTTTCACACGCTCCACAAATTGCATAGCAAGGTGTGAAGGCATGTTGCCCACATCAACGTAGAATACTCTGCGCTCTGGCGCACGTTGGACACGATAGATAATAATCGCATCCTCAAGCAGTTCTTTCTGCTTGTAAACTTTG